TTCTAATTCAAAGATACCACTACACTCTTCTTTGGTTATGTCTTTTCTTAATACATCCCAAAGTTTTAAAGTTATGGCAGCGTCATGTTCTGCATAAGCACCAACGTAACGAGGTGGTAGTTTCCACATGCCAGACTTTGGATCTACACCAAACTCTTCGGCTGCACTCTTAAGCATCTTCTCATCTTTATATGTACCAAGATGATCTCCAGCTAGTGAGTTCAGATTGTAATATCTTCTGTTCTCATTTAACAAAGGCGCTGCGACCATGGTATCTCTAATCTTGCCTTTGACTTCTACACCCTCTGCTCTAAGCCAACCAAGATCGTACAGAGCATTGTGGAACACGAATGTTTTCGTTGTATCTTTACACAAGTCTATCATCCACTGTATAACAACTCTTCTTGGCATGTTACCCACAGTGTGTGCTATTGGAAAATACCAAGAACTATCTCCCGCAGCGACTGCGATACCTATGATGTGTCCGTCTTTTCTACACCAACCAGGTCCTAACTTTATCAAGTTTTCATCTTTAGTTTCTAAGTCGATAGCTATCGTATCGTATTGAGATAGATCTGGTATAGTTTGAGGTGGTGTCCAATCAGAGTCCACATTACCCCATGCTACGTCTTTTATATCTTGTTCCAATAAATGGTATTGGTCACTTGTCATTTATAATTTCTCCACCTAATGCAGCGTAGCCAATAATATCAACCCAACTGTCATCATGTTCTATCGTTTCTGCTAGTCTAGCTAGTTTTACACCAACCATACAAGCCACAACTTCTTGTGCAGTAACTTCTCTTGCCAATATAACAGACCATATCTTGGCTATTCTTTCGTGATTAAATTTAGCAGGCCCATACTCTTTGGCTCTCGGACCATTGATTAGTTTCTCTGCTTGGTCTAAAAAATATTTTCTATCTTTTTTCTTTTTTACAGTCTCTTTAATTGGCATACCAAAAGGTTTTTTGTCTGTAGTTTCAAGGACTTCACACATGTGATGAACATAACTGTCCCAAAATGGTCTAGGATCTTTTTCGTCAGTTGCTTGTTGTAAATACCATTCTTTTTTCATAATTCAAATCCATATTGTCCAGATTTACATATTATATGTAACTCTTTCTTTGCTCGAGTCACACCCACATACCAAACTCTTCTCTCTGCATCTTGGTCTGGACTTTCCACACATGCCTTCGTTGAGTCTAATAACAATGCTACATTATCAGCTTCTCCACCCTTTGCTCTATGAATTGTAGATACACGGATCCTAGGATCTGCCGAAAGAATTTTTTCTCCTCTCTTTCTTACAGACACTATATATGCAGCAACTTGTTCAGATACTTTTAAGACGTTCTGCCATGTTACAAAGTTATTTGCCTCAAAGCCACACAATCTTTTAAGGTCTGTTAAAGTGTATTCTTCATCCTCTGACAAGGAAAACATTACTTTTCTACCCGATCTTTGTATATATTTAGGATCTATAAGTTTTGAAAAAGGTTTTAATAAATCGGCAGGTACTGATGCTCCTCTCTGTAACTTTAACCAAACTTCTATTGCTACTAGAACATTAACAGATACAGACCAACCCTCTCCTTCTCTCCAAAACACATAACCTTCTTCTCTTAGTTTGTTACAAACTTTATTAGCAATATAGTTAGTTCTTGTAAGAATCAACCACTCTCCCTCTGTCATATCAACATCAAGAATATCGTTATGCCATGTAACAAATCCTTTTTCTTTTGTTGGATTCCACGATTTGTTTTCTCGTTTCGTGATTTGATCTGTTAATCCTTGAGCAATAGCAAATGGATGTTCTGGAACACGATATGATTTATCTAGTATTATTTTACCTGTAGTTGAGGAATTTAAAAAATTATCTACATTAACACCCATCCAAGAATATATTGCTTGGTCATCATCTCCCGCATAATAAACTGATTCAGAGTTAGGAACTAATACGTCTTTAACCATCTTCCATTGCAGAGGAGCTAAGTCTTGAGCCTCATCTATAATAAGTAATTCAAACTCGGGAGATGTTCCTCTAAATATAAATTTTTCTATCATGTCAATGAAGTCATACTTTCCTTTTACTCTTTTGTAGTCTTTAAAAGCCTTATCCAATATTAAGAGTTGTTGTTTATTTAAACTTCGATCCCAACCTTTATGAAACTCTTCTTCAAGATCAACTTGTTTCACTCTAGCATACTGTATTAGTGACATATATTTATCGCCACCAGCACCAACATTAAAGAGTGGACCTTCTTCCATACTCACTGTTTGTGTGGTTCTAAAATCTAAACCTACAAGTTTACCTAACTCATTGTAGTCACGACCCGACATAACTTCTGATGTGCTTAGTCCAAGCCAACTGAAAGCAAGAGAATGTAAAGTTCTAAAGTAAGTAAAGTCTTTTGAGTCTACCTCTTCTATAGCTTTTAGTGCTCTAGTTTTTGCTTCTGTTGCAGCTTTTCTACTAAAAGACATAAACCCTATCTTCCAGGGTTGGACATGAGATCCCAATTTACTTTCAACTAATTTAATTAAAGTTGTAGTTTTACCTGTTCCAGGCGGTCCAAAGATTGTTATTTCCTTTGGTAAGTCCCAATCTTTTGGGTCTCCTTTATATTTTGAAAAATCAATCGACATCGCCACACACTCCTTTTGCATCTATCTTTATCGCTTCTGGGTACAACCTCCACAGTTCTTCTATCAAGTAGTCCTCTATGAGTTTCTTATCTTCAGTGCATTGTTTAAAACTTTTAAATTCAACCTTTGGATTATAAAAACTACACAATGCCTCTCCACCTTTATACCTAGGTGCTTCAACAAAAATTACACAAAAAGCTATTAAGACTTCCATTAGAACGGAACCTCCTCTTCCTCGATTGTAATTGGTTTGATTTCTACCTCTGCTCCAAACTCTGGTATCCACCAGACTCTGACAGTTTTCCATTTACCTTGTGATGTCTGAAACTTTTTAACAACAGAACTGTCTCCGTTGTTTACTTCTTTCAATCTCTCTTGGACTTGTGCTCTTGTATAATTATCAAACTTTCTGTTTCTCAAGAACTCCATCAGTGAGTCTAATCTAAAGTATGTTCTAGATTCCTCTATATCTGTGTATGGTTTACCAATCACAACCTCTTCAAAACTTTGTGCTTGTACTCGACCTGTGCAAAAAAGTTCAAGGTAGGATAAGAACTGTCCTTTATATGTTAGTTCTTGTGGCACTGCTATCTCATTACAATTCTCAAGCAACATGTTGACTTGCACTTCCCAATCGCCATCCTTCATCTTTGGTGGCATGAAGTTCAACTGCTCCATACATGCTCTCTGAAATAGTCTTGGTGCTTGTAGTTCTTCTGTAGTTAGCTCTAGTCTTCTGCCATCTATGTCCAAGAACCACAGACGAGGCTCTGATAATATAACTGACAAGCCACTGATTGCAGGCATAGATGTTGTGCCAATACCATGCTTCAAACCACGACATACACTTTGATTACAATGTGATGACATGGGTTCTTCTTTACATAGATACTGATATTCTTTCTTCTCCAACGTAGATTGTATTGTAACAATTTCAGATGCAGGCAATGGTGGAGTAAAATGTTTTACATTCAACTGTTCTAATTGTGTCTTCCAATCGTTAGGTTCAGACTTTTGTAAAAAGACACCGAGTTGAAAAGCCGCTTTGTTTCTGCCACCCTCAAAGATTCCCATACTAAGTAAAGATTTAAGGCACGGAACATAACCTGGAAACAAGTTTGGTTTACCACCAACAGAGATCTCCATAAATTTTTTGGGATCACATTTTATCTTGTGCACTCTATCTATGAACTGTTGGAGAGTAGCCTCTACATAATCAGACTTCTCTTTCCAATATGCAAACCTCAAAGTTTTTTCTGCATCAAAGTATGGTAGATTTATAAAATTACCAACATCCCCTCTCTCAACCAATACTTGCTCTTGCTTTGGAAATATCTCACAACGACCATGACCAAGTGCCGCGGCTATCTCGGCAGCTTTGTCTCTGAAATCTGCCGCTTCCATCCACTTGTCAAAGAAAAAGAATATGTGTGCACCCCCACTTTTACTACGGCACACGATACACGGGACCTTCAACTTGTCTAATTTATCTACTAACTGTTTATGATCTAGTGGATATTCATCTATATCAAGAGCACCAAACTTACATTGATTTTGCTCATTAATTGGTATTGCACCGACACCTTTTCTTCCATCTATGTGTCCTTGCATCAACTCTAATGTTAGTGGTTGTCTTACGATAAATGACTTGGCTTTTTGTTTGCCATTCATTCTTTGGTTGGATACTTCTGTCTGTCCGTGTGCTCCACTAAAACCTTCAAAAGCATATAATAATTCTTCTGTTAAATTCACTCTACACTCCCAAAAAGAAAAACCGTGTAGATGAGTGTGGTATCTACACGGCTAGTTTACTTAGAACGGTACTTCATCTTTCTCTGCTATTTCATCAGCAGAAGCGGCAGCCATCTTGACTTCCCCTTTAGCTACACCTTGATACATATTACGAGCTTCAAGCATCATCTTCTCTATCTCAGGTGTAACATCATTGATACGATCTAACTTGTAGTTAAACCACTTGCCTTGATCGTTGGCTTCTAGCACTATTCTTTAAAGTGTTCCATCTACGAGACACTTTTAATTGTGTCTTCTTCATGTCAAGAACACTTGGTGCTATAGTTCCATCGGCAGACATTGCGATCACTAGATGTTGATGAGTTCTTACCAATTCGTTTCCGTTTGGTAACATCTCGATTGTTCCCTCACGGTTCGTCATTGCTATGTCTTTATCATCTGCAGCTAGTTCTCTTACAAAACCACCACCACTTGATCTAAGTTGAAATTCTAAAAATTTCTTCTCAAAGAAAGCAGGAACAACAGTTACACCTTCATCTTGCTTGTACACTTCTTGTGAAACAGTGTTAAAGATGTCGCCTTGTTCTGCACCTTTAATATACAAAGGATCGTCCTTTTGTAGTTGTGGAGATAATGCTTGGATAATCCTTATAAAAGGTATCTGCATATCATCCGTTGTGATATTTTCAAGACCAACACCAGCGTCAGCTTCTAACATTTTATCTAACTCTGATGCTACCACACTAGTAGCCTTTCTCTGTGCAATTTGGCTCATTATTGACCTCCCTTAATTTTAGCACGGTTACCCTGGTACACTCCAAATAGATCAAAGTCTATTTCTTTACCACTTTCAATTCTATTCTTTACCCAGGTTTTTAAAGTCATTGGATGTACATGCTGTTTCTTTACAGGTGCAAAACCTTTTTCTTCAAGGTCTGCAACCACAGAACCAGCTTGATTATCTTGACCCATACTGAAGCTAACAACAACTTCGTTCTTAATAAGATCGCCCTCTCCAACATCTCTTAGATATTGAAAAGCCTCTTGTTTCTTAGTTTCGGGTATTCTCGCAGAAACAAACTTATCAATGGAAACTTTGTTGCCGTCTACTGTAAGACTTTCAACACCCATAGTCTCCATCAATGAAGGAATATCTTCCTCATCAACGGATCTTTTTTTCTGTTGAAGATCTTTTAAGTATGCTTCGGTTTCTTTGATTTGTTGATCTAACTCAACAGATCTACGGATTAAAGACGACAGACTTTTAGTGTCGCCTTCTCTGACTTGTTTAAATGCTTGAGGGTCAGCTGCCTCTTGCTCGAATAGTGAATACACATCACTCATCGTTCTCTCCTTCTACGTTAAA